CTGTAGCACTAATAGATGTTCAAAGAAACCCTGAGCAATATTATCTTCACTGCGACCCACTGTATCTCTGGGAGTGCGCATGTATTTGGCTTCAGTTAATTCTTCTCGTAAAAATTCAAACATTGCAATCTTTCCTATCGTTTTACTGCACGGTTGGCCGCACTAAACGTGGCCCTTGGCACTAGTTTAATATCACCTTCAGGGTGTGCTAATACATAACCTTCGCCGCCTGCTTGGCCGCCAATGTTCTGCTGTATAGTGCCGCCTTGTGCATCAATGTCAGCAATAACTTGATCTTTCGCCATCATAATAGTGTTTACTGTTTCCCATAATGCACTAAATCCAGCTTGGTTACTGTTGATATACTCGGCAATCTTAGCTTTCTTTTTGTCACTTACTTTAGCAGTTTCTAACCACTTGTCAAAATCTGATCCAAGTCCGCTTAGTCCTGTGTCTACTTTGCTGTTAGTGTAAGCATAAAGGATTTTAGAGAAATCTGACATCTGCATCTGACGTAATTTGTTTTGATCTAATAAACTGTCAATAGCAGCGGCATCTTTCTTAATAACTTGTTCCAACTTGTTTAAGGCGGCATGTGGCACTTGTGGTGCTCGTTCAGCAGTAACAGGAGGCACAACAAGTACTTCATTGCCCAAGAAGATATCAGGATCCTGCAAGGGTGTCTCTGTGCCGTCTGGCTGTACTTGTCTGTGAATAACAACACCAGTTTTACTTGCGCCGATCTTTTTACCTAAGTCACTGTTTACGTCTACTGCATACTCAACGATATTAGGTTTGAATACATAGTTACCATTGCGTTTGTCTGGCGGTGTAAAGTATAACAAGTCTCCTTTAAAGAAACCCTGATAGTCTTTGGGTGTTGCTCTTTCATACTCGTCAAATATAGCTTTCATATTGCCAGCAAATTCTTTGTAGCTTGCTGCCTTGGCAGGGTCTGGATTGCTTGCACCTTTACGATTCATTAGCATTTGTTGTAGTCCATCTGCCGAAGTTGCTTTGCCATCGTATCCCGATGCTGTGAATCCGCTTTTGTCTGTGAGTATAAACTCTCCGTTTTCGTTGCGTCCGAAGATAATAGCAGGCGAACCGTCCCATTTGATTGTTACGTCCTTATGCCCACCTTGGTCCAGGTTACGTAGACTTTGCAGGGCTCGTGTTGCACCAGCACTGCCTTCCCAGAAAACAATATCTTCTGCATGTTGGATACGAGCAGCTTCTGCTAGTGAACGTTTAACGGGCTGTTTAAATTCCCAGAGTCTCATTTTAGTCTCTCCGATAGTTGACTAAACCAATCAGTGGTTCCCACTTTTGCAGTAACTGATTCAGGTAATGTTAGGTTTTCTCTTGCAAAATATTCCTTGGCATCTGCTGTTAGTTTGTCGTAGTCTGGGTTGCTTTTAAGTTTAGCAATGATACTTTCAACACTGTCAAGTGCATCTCTTTTATTTCCTGGACCCAGCAGTATTTCTGCAATCTGATCAGGGTTATCGGAAACAACGTCGCCAGTTTCTCTGTTAACTAATCCATCCTTGGGAGAAAATTTAAACCCCAGGCCTTTTGCTACACTTGCAATTAGGATATTACGATGAACACCTTTGTATGGAGTATCGTCGCCAGCACCCTTTAATGTAAACTTCATCCATTCAGGATCTCCAAACATGAGGTCTGTTTGCACATATCCTTGCTCGGGATCGCCATTGATTGGTGTTTTAAAATGAACACTGATGCCTGACTTGGCTACCCATTGTCTAACATCGTCATCGGGATGATTCTGCTGTGCCCATGCTGCTAGTTTATTATATAAATCAGCTTTGTCAACCTCTGCTTGGTTAACAGCAATATCCATGTCGCCTGATGTGGCACGAATACCCGTTGAACCTAGTTTAAAATCTTTGTGTGGGATGCCAGTAATTTTTTCAATCCAAGCAAGTGTTGGATCAACATCAGCACGATTAATCCGCTGTGTTACCGGAGTTCCATCCTCGTCTTTAAAGATGTTGCCACCTTCTAATACTATAATTTTAGTCATTACTGTCTGCCTTTTTGCACCCACGCTTAAACTTCTTACTGTCTCTGCCTCGAATACTATTAACTAATCTGCGTTCAAGATCTCCAGCAGTTTCTGCATCATAGTTGCGATATATCTCTTCAATGAGATTTATTGCACTTGTAATGATGTTGTTTCCGCGTTGCTCAATTAAATGTTTGCGATCACGCTCCAACACAACTGAGTTAAGTTCTTCAAGTATACTACGAGTTTGTCTTTTCATAGGTGTGTTTAATCCGTATTTTTCAGTATTTATCGTTAAATATAGTATAACATGAGGAGCAAACACATGCAATCTACTACTAGAGAGTTAGCAATACATTATGCTAAACTAAGTTCATATGCTTATATGGACGAAAAAACAGCTAAACCATTAGCAAAAGAACTGGGTTACTCAAAGAATAAACTAATTTCCAATGGAAGTGCACAATGCATGATCTTTTCTAACAAGGAAGATATTGTTGTTGCGTTTAGAGGAACTGAACCCACACAATTTAAAGACGTGTTGGCTGATATGAAAGCATGGAAGCATCGTAGTAAAACAGCCGGTTGGGTTCATGACGGATTTTATGACGAAGTTAAGAAGGTATACGACGATACGCTGGCATACATTAATGCTAGTCCAACTAAGAAACTGTACATTTGTGGTCACAGTTTAGGTGGTGGAATGTCCATGGTTGTTGCCGCTAGGTTACAGGATCGTGTTGAAGCAGTTTATACATATGGTTGTCCAAGAACAGGTGATCGAGTTTGGCGTAGTAATTGTAGTTTTACTCACTATAGATTTGTTAACAGCAACGATGTTGTTCCCAAGGTTCCGTTAAAGATCATGGGATATAAACACTACGGTAATTTACAGTATATTAACTACTACGGCGATTTTAGAAACGCGACAGTTTGGCAAAGGACCAAAGATCAGTTACGAGCAAGATACCGTGCACTATGTAAGTTTCAATTCTTCGATGGATTGCGGGATCATGTAATTAGTAGTTACTTGGCTAAACTGGAAAATCCTAAGCCCAGGGGTTAATAAGTTCTATTAACTCAGGTAGATAATCTTTAATACTAATATTTTTCATCGAGTCCTGCTGTTTAATAACAGTGAGCATTCTTGTAAAGTCTTTATCATCTTGCTCAGTATGGTTGCCAATAAAAAAGTTTAAGTCGGCTGTTCTACCAAATTTGTCAAATATAATTTGTTTAACTGCACTTGGCAATGCACTAGGCCTAAAGTAAGCAGGGTCAATTACTGGATTAAAGTGATAATTTAAGTTGTTCTCTTTAAACCAGTTTACAGTCTCGTGATGATACATGACGTTAATATTGCTAGTGGTATAACTTACACTAACATTGTCAGTAAGTTCTCTTAGGTTGTTAATGTTATTTTTTATGTCTTCCCATTTAAGTGGATATCGCATATATTCAAATACTTTTCCTGTCCCGTCTATACTGACATTAAAGTTTAGGTTATTAAACTTCTGTAGTAGTTCTCGTCGTTCACCATCAGGAGCAATGGATCCATTTGTAGTAATTTGAACAAAACAATCAAAGTTATTTGAATCTGCTAACTTCTGTAACATAACAAATGTTAGTTTTTCATACATAGGCTCACCAGCCAATAAGTTTAAACTAACTAATTTACTGTATTCAATTGAGTCAACAACATTTTGAGACACTGATTTATATCTAACATCACTAATCCCAGCCTGTCTTTCTAAACTAGCCCATAGACTGGATGATCCTGGGTTGCAAGTAACACATGCTGCATTGCAAAGATTACTGCTACTAACTTTTACTAACTGGAGACTATATTTTCCGTCTCTTACATCTTGCTCAATAAATCTAATATCTTTATCTATGAAAAAATCCATGGCTGAGTTTTTAAGTAAGCGGTCACTAATTAATCCAGCATCTTCTAATTTCCAACATGCAGTACACCATTTGGATCTTTTTTTATCTAGTATGTCTTGGCGGATTTCTTCAATGTCATACCCATTAGGTAGTAAACAACAATGGCTACTTCCAGAATCTGAAGTTGTAAACTCATAGCCATAAAAAGGAAGAACACAGAAGTATTCGTTATCAAACTTATTCATGGTGTATACCTCCTAAGTTCATGCAATGCTGGCAAATAGTCGTTTAAGTTAGATTTCCGTGATCTATCTAGAGTATCATTGTATCTAAAAAATTTATTAAAACGTTCTTCATCTAATTTAGGATTTTTAGAGTAATGCAATAACATTGTGTCGATAATACTTTTAGTACCACGACTGTAATTATAATATACGTTGGTATTTTTTGCTCTAGTTAAACTCTCAATACAAGATTTATGATCTGGTCGATTAAAACAATCAATTATGTTGCCTTCAAACCCTCCGTGTTGTAACTGTACAGGACATTTTGTAAACTCAGTGTCAAAAAATTCAAAAAGCTCACCAATCTTATCAACATTATAGATAGATATGACAGAAATAAATGCTACATGATGTCCCTGCGCTTGCAGGCGTTTAATATTCTTTACAGTCGTGTCAAACTTACTGCCCCATCTAATATAATCATTTGCTAGTCCTACCCCGTCAAGGCTACAACTAAATCCTAAATTTGGAAATTGTGAAAATAATTCTAGTAGAGTAGTACTAAGCGTTACTGCATTTGTATTCATCATTAAATTAATGTCTGTACGTCCGTTTGATATGCAGTCTCTTAAAAATTGGTAAACTTCAGGCATTATGGTAGGTTCACCTCCGGTAATATACACAGTGTGTGCAGTGTCTAAATCAACCATATTAAAACTAGAATACTTAGGCCAAGTTTTTGTATTGCTAAACTCCTCAATGTATGTCCCTATAGACTCAAATTCTTTGTCAATGAGGTGACTATATCGAGGAGTGCAAGACCGACATCTTATGTTGCATTTATTGCTAACTCGTACTTCAACATACGCAGGATTTTTTATTTTTTTAAGATCATTTAAATTCTTTATTCCTAGAACAGATGTCCACTTAATAGTGTCGTGAAATCTAACACCCTTGTCACCTTCCTTGGATTCTAATTTATAACAGTAGTTACAGTGTTCTGGAATCTGATGTCCGGCTATCATATGCTCTCTTATTTTTGTATAGTCTGGATCTGTTTGCCAGTCTTTAATTGCGGCCAATGGTTTAATCGGGGTAAACGATCTTCCACATACTACAGCATTGCCGTCTTGTTCTAGTAAGTGCATAAACGGATAAATGCAAAATGCTTTGTTTGATTCTAATAAATCCATAAAAAATTTTATAGATTCGACTGTACTAGGATCCTGAAATTCAACTTCAATTTCTTTTTCTTTAAGATCAGCTAAAATTTTATAAGTGCTAACAAATACCTCTGGGTGGCTCCATTGTTCAATTGGCTGTGCTAACAATATAATTTTATCAAAATGCCTATGGATAGCAATAATATCGCCGAGATCAAGATCAACGGTCGTAGTATGGTAGTAGCCAAACTTCTCAGGAACATAATCTCTGTCGCTAATTAGTCCGTAATTTTGTGTGTTGTTTGTGTGTGCAAGCTCACTAACCTTTAAGTCAGTGTCTTCACCGGTGTCACCAAGACATAATACTTTTTTATCAAACATGAATTTTAATACTTTCTAGTCATTCTGCTTTAAGCCTGCCAGCATGTCTTTAAGTTTACTGCTCTGTACAGTTGCTGTAATCTTACCAACTTCTGGATCTTGATCGACTGGTTTATTTTTAATCTGATCCATAATGTTTCCTTGTGGGCGATTATCCTGCTCATCCTCGCCTAAATCTGTAATCCGCATGGTGTCAATGTCGTATGCCAAATCAACCTTCATGCCAACACCAGTACTCGAACGTGACTTCATACATTGTATTTGATAACGGCCACGTTCTCGCATTGCACGACTTGTAAAGATACCAAACACATTGTCTGCGGTGTTAATCTTACTTATGCCACCTGAAATGTGACTATGATCAAACTCAATCTCTTCTACTGCACTACGATTCAACTGACTTGCTGTTACCAGTAAGATGCCCAGTTCGTTTGCCAGGTTCCTGAGTTCTTCACTAACATACTTGTCTTTAACAAACAAGTCGTTAGGACTTACCTTGGCACTAACTGGCATCAACAAATCCAAATAGTCAACCATAACAAAGTCAACAGGCATGCCTGTTTGCACTTGTACTTCTTTTAAGTATGCACGAATGTCATTGATGTTACTCTGTGCTGCTAGTGCCTTAACACGATACTTGCCAGACTTCTTGCCTACTAGTCTAACTTTCATGGTAGTAGTGTCAATGTCTTTGCGGATGTCTTTTGTACTCATGTTTGTTAACATAGCATCTGTTCGCAAACTAGTTAGTTCTTCACTAAGTTCCAGTGTGATGTAAACGCCACTAAGCCCTTGCTGTAGCCAATTTAATGCAATATTCATCATAACCAGTGACTTGCCTGATCCTGAACCACCTGCAAAGACATTAAGTTCACCGCGGCTCATACCACCGTATAAGATTCTATCCATGGCAGGCCAACCTGTGCTAACCTGTCCACCACTGTTAAAGTATTTGTCAATTCTAGATTTGGGGTCATGGAAGTAATCTGTTCCCATGTCTCTGGTTAAACTAATTTGTACCGCATCTTTAATTAGTTTCTCAACTGGATCATACTCGCCTTTCTCTAACATGTCTGCACTTTTAAGGATTGCACGTTCTAGTTCTTGTCGTTTTGTAAATTGCTCAAACTCAGACATAAACCAATCACTGTGCCCATCTATCATATCCGGAATAGGTTTTAGTTCAACACCTGTTGATGCTTTAACCATTTCATACGTGGGCAGTGTGGCATGCTTTGTGCTATGCTCTGCGATAAATGTTGCTGTCTCTTTAAGACTTCTATCAAAGTTTTCTGGATTAAAGATGTTTTGCACTCTGACATAATTCTGTGCATCCTGCATCATCATCTCAATGAACAACTTCTGTAAATCTGGGGAATATTCTTTAGCCAAGGCGTTTCCTCATCAGGTTAATTTTTAATCTATTTGTTTGCTTAGTATCAATAATACTTTTTAATGTAAACAAACGACCATAGCGTATAACTGCGGCATTAATGTCTTTAACATCAGCCTCCCATTCAGGAAAACTAACACTCCATCCATATTCTAGTGCATCATCTATTAACTTCTGTCCTGCTCGATCTCTGTCAGGCACCAACACAATTTCCCTGCCCAGTGTATCAATAATTTGTGCCTGGGTGTCATTGCATCTATTAGTCAATGTAGCAACACCACCAATAGTTAAGGCGTCAATAATACCCTCGCATACTATACTAAACTTTCCACCAGGCACTTGTCTATCTATTCCGTAAACATAATTACTTTCGTAGTTATTAAAGTATTTGGGCTTAGTCTCATTATCCACTGCTCTGGCTGTAGATCCTATAACACGGCCATGCCAGGTACAAGGAATAACGATACGCCGATACATCCTGCCTGGTTTGCTGTTACTCCATAGCAACTCTTCTACTGGCATCTTACGCTGTTGCGCATATTCCAGTAACTCTTGTGGAGCCTGTGTTAATGGTACGCAATCCTGAGGTAGTTCACGCTCTGGAAACTCAATAGTAAACTCAGGCTCTTCTGCCTCTTCTTCAAGT